CAGCCGCTAACAATTCCTTCTGACTTAAATCTCCAGAACCAGAAATAGCCCTAGCAAATTGTGTTTGCGCTGCCCTAAAAGATGCAAAGTTGTTTGTATCAATAGAGTCTTGGATATTTTCCAGAGCATTATCAGCAGCGGTTACTGCTTTAAGTTGAGGATCAATAGTACGTTGAACACTTGCCCTAAATGCTGGAATATCTGCCAATGCTTTATCGCCAGGCAATACATTGGTAATCGTAGTGCCTTTTGCTTCGCCTTTGGCTTTGATAATTGCTTGAACTTGAGCTAACTGCGGAGAACCAGGTGGCAAAGTTGCCGCATATTCTTGAAGTTTTTGAATATCAGTTTTTGTATCTGCCTTTTCGCCTTTAGTTGTCAATCGTCTTAATTCTGCTAAACGAGTAGTCAATAAATTCTTGGCACGAGTACGCTCTGGGTCTGCGGGTAAATCCTCAACTCGTGATAATGCGTCTTCTAAAGTAGCAATTTCATTTGCAATCTGAATATCGTTAGGAGTAGCTTGTTGACGTTCACGAGCTGCTTGTGCCGCAGAAGCCAATGCAGCCGCCCGTCTTTGTTGTGTTTGAGCCATCTCACTTTGTGCTTGACGAGCATATTGAGCCAAAGCCATAGCACCTTGTTGGTCGCCAGCTTGTGCCAACATCTGAGCGCCTTTTAAGATTGACTCAGGATCAGTCTGGTCTATCTGTTGAGTAATAGCGTTACGAGCGCTAATCATTTTTAATTGAGGGTCTTCTGCACCTAATGCTCCACCAATAGCGTTACCAAGACCTCTAGCACCCGCATAGGTCATTGCCGCACCACGAGCCGCAGGGTCTAGTTGAGCTAGTGCAATACCTTCGCTTAAGGCGCTTCTACGCTGTTGCTCACCATACATTTGTGGGTTTAGTCCAAACAAACCCGCTACGATATTTTCAGCCATGATAAATCCTTACAAGAATAATCCGAGGTCTTGGTTGCCATAAGCTAAACCAGAACCAAAACCTGAAGAACCTACTCCAGTTTGACTAAATGCTGATTGAAGTCCACCACCAAGCAATCCACCTAAACCTTGACCCAATGTAGATGAAGAACCTAAACCACTCAATACTGTTGCATAAGGATTAGTTGTAGCGGCTTGACCTGTAGCCAAGGCGGTACTCAGTTGAGCGCCACGCAAACCTAATTGACCCATATTTGCACCTGCTTGAGCAGATTGTTGAGCAAGGTTTGCACCCATTGTCAAAGGTTGTTGTGCCAATTGCTCTAAGTTAGTAAATTGACCTAAAGCAGTTGTGTAAGGTGCATAGGATGCTTGTTGACCTGCGTAATAGTTGCCTAAAGATTTTGCCCCCAAGTCATATAGTCCCGCACCAAACAACACATCTCTTTGACCAGCAACTTGAGCATTAGCCGCCAACTCAGCCTCTTGTCTAGCACGAGCGTTATACAAAGCCTGTAGTTCAGGTGTTGTATCCCCCAAATCACCACCTTGGGCAACAGAAAGACCTATTCGACCTTGATTTCTCAGTTTGGTTTGCAAATTAGCTAACTCTATCTCACGACTAGGTTGCAACAAAGACATTTGTGAAGCAAGATAGTCTTTAGCAACATCTTCTGGAGTTTTAGCCAAGTATTTACTACCTAGGTTAAACAAAGATGTAGCACCAGCTTGCAAAGGAGCAAACTGTGCCTGTGCGCCTTCTGCTTGTGCCAAACCTTGATTACCCAAAGCAACCAAACGATTCTGAGCTTCCAGTACACCTGGGCTTGCGGTATATCCTGCGCTTGTCAGTTGACCTGTTACTGGATCGACTGTGAACTGTGAAGTACCAAATCGAGTGGTCATTCCCACTGGTCTAAACTGAGCCGCAGTTTTAGCCGCAGCAGTCTCAGCCTCAATCATCTGTTGCGCTTTTTGAGCCGCTTCACGAGATGTTTGTTGTTGGAGAAGGCCACCAGCAGTAGTTGCACCACCAGATAACAAAGAACCTATTTGTGTTGCATTCAATCCAGCTTTTGTCAGATCAGCAATCTGTGAGGCAGTAAGTGCTGTTGCACCCGCAGTCAATGCACCTGCACCTGTTGTTAAACCGCCAAGAGTAGAGCCAAGTGCCGCACCGCCAAGCAATGTGTTAGCACCTGTCAATGCTCCTGTCCCCGCAGTCAGACCAGAGAGGGTGCTACCTGCCGTTAAACCTGAAAGACTGCTACCTGCCGTTAGACCTGTTCCCAAAGTGGTTGCTCCTGCACCACCGCTTAACAAACCAGTAGCGGCTGTAGCTCCACCTACTGCACCCGCAGTACCGCCCAACTCGGCTAGTGTCAAACCTGTGGCAGCCGCTTCTGCTCCTAAAGCTGTTGCAGCCGCTGGCGCTGATCCAAATATGCCAGAAAAGGCTTCAGGGCCAACGATTCCAAATGCCGCACCCGCAATAACTGCCGCTTTAAGTAAGTCCTTCTTCAAAGTGCTTGATGATGCACCTTCTGTATAAAAGATAGGCTTTCCAGTTTCTGTGAATTGAACACCAAAACCAGTATTTCCTTTGCCCTCGTATGAACCAGACCAAAGATTGCCTTTAGTTCTTTCACCATAGCCAGAAACAAGTTTTTCACCAGTAACTGTATTGATGATTCCTGTGTCACCTTTGCCAACTTGAGAGATGTCTGTGATACCACTCTTAGCAAGATCGTCAGCCATGTAACGAGCCGCAGTTTCAGGCTTAACATCACCCTTCCAAGCATTTGTAGTGTTCTGAGCCAAAATCTGCTTAGATAGCTTATCAACATTCTCAGCGTTATAGGTAAAAGAACTTATGTTCTTGACAACCCTATCTCTATCAATTCCATAGGTTTGAGCAGCAGTAATGATGTCATTGATAGAGGCATTAGGATCAAGGTAACTAAGGTCTTTTAATGCTTGTTTTACTTCTGCATCTGTATATGACTTTGTTGCCATAGATTGTCCTTGTTGTGTCGCCAAAGCAGCCTGTCTATCAATCTCTTGCAATCGTGCCAATTCAATAGCATAAGCAGAAGCATTAGCCGCTAGTTGAGCAGGAGTTGCTGTTTGCTTAAACAATTGAGAGGTTGTATCCATACCACCCCTAGCCTCTAACTCGCCCAAATATGTTTGAGTTGTGACGTTGCTAGGATCAAAGCCTGGTCTATAGGATGTTAATTGAACTTCTCTTCCAGAGGCATCTGTTACTGATTGACCTGGCGCTCTCATCAATTCTGCTTGAGCAGAAGCACGAGCCGCATCTACTTGAGCCTGAGTGTCAGGTTGTCCCGATACTTTACGAGCAATGTAGTCTTGAGCATTCCAAGAGCCATCTGGATTGATACCAGGAGGCAACCCCAATGATGCGTTAATTTGTGATTGTGTCGCCATGATTTATCCTCTGTGATGACATTTTATTCTTAAATGATAGTTTTGGTATATACATTTTAAGGAGTAGAAAGCTCAACCCAATCAGGGTTATTAGGCCATGTAATAGTCACTCGTGCATCAGAAACAGTTGTAGGAAAATCACGCAAAGCCTGACGATATGTTGCCCATTCTGTTTTCTTAGGAATGGTGCAATCAGGAATCTGAGTCCAATCACAAGCAAGCAACAAAGCATTGCGTGTGGCTCTTAGTTGAGACATTGCAGAGTCCTTGGCTGCTTGGATTTCTTCAGCACTCATTTCAGCCACAGCCACAGTGTAGACCCACCCGCCTTCTAATACTGGCGTTGCAGTAATTAGCTTTTGAGTAAGGCGGTTATGTTCTCTGAACAAGTTAACCCTGACATAGCTTTTTTCAACCAATTGTTCATCAGTTGGAATTGATCTGCCAAACACATCTCTGTAGTCAACTACATTGATGACTTGTCCATTTTCTACTTGTGCAATAAACATAATGTTTCCTTAATATGGGCCTGTATCTGAGAGTGCCACAGTTGGCGGTGTGAAGTTTGCGGTGTATCGGGCATAACCTTTGGTAATGCGAACATCGTCTAAATAGCCGTTCAAAGGACGAAATCCCCCTGAGCCATTTACGCCTAGATATGCGTTTGTTCCAGTTCCACTTCTAGTTCCACTTAACGTACCTGTAGCACCTGAAGTAGTAGAACCATCCACAAACAAATATGCGTTACTTCCACTTACCACGCCCGCAATGTGATACCAAGTGCTAGCAGATGGCGAAATGCTTGATGTAATGCTAATATTATTTGTTCCCGCATCATTACGAACTACAAACTTAAATTTGTTTGCACCACTATCAAGAGACAAAAATACATTTGAGTCAGATGCGCCATCTACTTGAACAAAATGTTGGTCACCAGTTGCAACATTCAAATACACCCAACATTCAATTGTCAAGTCACCACTTCCAATTGGAACTGTTTTGCCTGTTAAATAATCCCCTGCCCCATCAAACGCCAAAGACCCTGTTCCATACTTCTTAACACTTGTAGAAATCTGTGCGTTACCCACAGTTTGTAAGTCGTTAATCATGGCATTGTCAAAGATTGCGCCATTGGTAAAGTTGGTTAATAGTTGAGTGTTTGTAATTGCAGTCAATGGGGCAGTAGGCGGTGTAAATGCAGATGTGTAAACAGCAGTTCCGTTGTTTATTCTCAAATCGCACATATAGCCATTAAAATCAGCAACATTACCTTTACCAATGTACCAGTCTGTTGCACCTAATGAATATACAGTTGGGTCAGCATTCGTTGCTTTTAATACTCCATCAAAATAAACATAAGTTGTTCCGCTCAAACGAACAAATGCAACATGATGCCAAGCATTATCTAAGATTGATGTTGCGTTAACAGTAAATAAAGCAGTTACGTTATAAGAGTCATTCCAACCTAGACTTCCACTCGAAATTAAAATTGCCCACCCATTTCCAGTACCAGTTGGATTTATAATATTTTGACCAGATGTAGTTGTGTTCCACCAAAATTCAACTGTAAAATTATTTGAGCCAAAATTAAAAGCAGATGTTGAGGGTATAGTTAAATAGTCACCACTACCATCAAAGTACCCTGACCCACCAATCACGCTTGTGGAGTAGGCGGTAGCAGTACCAAATGGGTTGAATCGTTGTACGCTTGGTGTTCCGTTTACTGTGATGGCGTATGCGTTACTGCTGTTATCAATGTATCGATTTGACTGAGAGGACAAAAATTGTGTGCCACTTATAGCAGTCAAAGGTGTTGTGCTTGGTGTAAACGCACTTGTGTAAACAGCAGTATTTGTCAGCCGAATGTTGCTTGTATAACTTGCACCATAATAAATTGTTCCCAAATAATCAATGGCAGAAGTATAAATAGAGCCAGACAAAGAATTGCTATTTGTAGCTGTTCCCTGAGAAACACCATTTATATATAACGTGATTGTTGTTCCAGAACGCACCACCGCTAAGTGATTCCAAGAGTTATAACTATAAGTCTGCGCTGGATTTATGATTGTTGTATTGTTATTGACTAACTCAAATCGCATTGTGGATGGGTTTAAATTTAAACCTAGTCCTGTAGAACTAAACATACCACCCACACCAAACACCCGCCCATAGTTAGAACTATTGGGTATGGTGTATTGCCAAGCCTCTAAGGTGAAATTGCCTGTTCCAATAGTTATAGAGGCAGTATTTAAATAGTCAGTTGTACCATTAAAGTAATTAGACCAATTAGAACCATAAGGCGAGAAAGAACCTTGGGTTGTATTTCCATTGCGGGTAATGGTAAAGTTGTTTGTACTGCTATCTAAGAACGTATTGTTCTGTGCGCCATTAGTCCCATCACCATGCAAGAGCATAGTGACGTAGTTAAACTGAGCGTCTGGTGGGCCACCAAAAGACCTCTGGTTTTGAAAGACAGCTTGTTGTACACCACTCATGTCAAACCACTCCCTGAGATTAACCAGTTTGTTGAAGTAATCTTAATTGCCGTAGCAGACCCATACTGAGCCAAAGAACGTGAGCCAGTAGTACCCGCATCACTTAAATACATTGTGTCTGTCGTGATAGCAATCGTTACCACTTGGCTTGTCATGTTGATAAATGTGATAGCTGTACCAATTGGGTAGGCTACAGAACTGTTTGCAGGGATAGTAAATGTCCTTGCATTGGCATCAGATGCAGGGTGAAGAATTGTCTTGCCCGAATCTGCCAAGACCAATGTATAAGCCGCACTCTGACTGTTTAAAGGTATGTTTCTAAAACCAACCGCATCAGTGCCATCAACTGTGCAAGAAGATAATGTTCCGCTTGATGGCGTACCAAGTACAGGGGTTGTCAGAGTTGGGCTTGTCAGGGTCTTGTTGGTAAAGGTTTCTGTCCCCGCCAAGGTTGCCAATGTTCCCGTTGTGGGGAATGTGACGTTTGTTGTGCCTGTCAGAGTCCTTGTGTAGGCAAAGTTGCCAGAGCCTGTGACTGTCATGGCAGCGTTGTTTGCTACGCCTGTGCCTCCGTTGGCGGCTGGCAGTGTTCCCGTTACACCTGTAGAGAGAGGTAGACCTGTTAAGTTGGTTGCTGTACCGCTAGAGGGTGTTCCTAC